TTCTATAGTTTGATAAATAACTTGCAACATTATTTTTTAGTGTGTTTGATACAATTTCTGTAAGGTTACCGCTATTGTCATATGAAAGCATTTTTATTTTAATTTTATTATCCTCTTCCATAATTGACACTTTACCAGGTGCTCCAAATTGTGAGGGCATAGTTCTGATAATAGATTCGTAATCATTTATTGTTACAGCTCTATTTTGTGCGGCAAAATTAAATGATACATATTGCCTTACTTCTTCTGTTGTTGGTGGATTAGATCCTCCAATTGCGGCTGTCACATTATTACAACTTAATGAATTTACAACACGACTATTACTTGTTTCTGATGGACCGTTTACATAAAAAGAAACAGTACCAATTTGATTTATTACATTTATACCAACATTACTAACTTGTCCACCACCAATCCTATACTGAATAAACAATGTTGAGTTTGATTTTAATGTACTACCTAAAGCAAAATTGTTCATATATTTATTTAGATCCATTGAGTATCCATTTCTTGCAAATTCCCTTAATTGGTCTTCCGCTGACGTACTTCCACCACCAAATGTCATTTTAAAAAACCCTTCTGGTGTAAATTCAGTTATAAATTTAGTGTTAGTTGTAATATATTTACCAACTTTAACACCGGGTTGATCTGATGGTTTTGTTGGGTCTTCAACAAATACTCTATCTTCAGCTAACGCTTTAACCTCGTACCAACGATTTTCCAAACCTAGAAATTCTTGTGGTTCTGGTATTGTTGTGTATTGTGTACCGTCTTTTAGTAAAACACTTGTAACTCCTAGTACGTTTTTTTCTGGTAAAAATAATTCTAAAAACGGTTTAACGTCATTCGCGTTAATTACTTTTTTGAATACCTTTGTTGTTCCGTTTACAACAACTTCTCGTTTTGTAATTGTATAATTTAATAACCTATTATTTGAATCAAAATTTGGTATTTTAAGTCTGTTTGGGAATCCTTCGGCGTTTACTGGTGATGAAAAGTCAATATCAAATACTGTTTCAAATGGTTGTCCAGCACCAGAAACTTGAGCTCCTCTTCGTAGTATACCACAATATCTTAAATCTTCCTTATCACCATTTGCGTCAACAACAATAGAAAAATCAACTAAAGTTACTGAAGGTCTGGATCCTGGTATTTTTAAACCGTATGTTCTTGCTAAATTATAAATAGATGTTTTTTGTTGTGCAAACTGTAATACTGTTTCTTGTACACTTCTATCTATTTGATATTGTAAATTATCATTTACTGCGGCATTTAAATCTAAAAGTACGGAAAAAACCCCAGCGTCGTTAAAATTTTGTACAACATCTGGATAATATTCTTTTGTGAAATTAATTAATTCCGTTCTTATCCCTTGGAAATCCCTAGTAGTATAAGATATTTTTTTATTTGCCATTTATTTTTAAATATTTAAAATTACAAAATCACTAGAGTTAAACGCACCATTTGTGTTCCGGTAATCAATTTTTATTTTTGCTGTATGTTCTTCTGTTGCAATATTTGGTGTTCTAAATTCTTTTTGACCACTTTCATTTATATATGTTGTATCTTGACTGTTGACTTGTTGTGCCGCATCCGTTATGGTTATGTTTGTTATTAAAATACCTGGCATATAGTTTTCAACAGACTCTCTAATTTCACTTTCTATTTCAGAAAATGTTGGTCCATCTAATGGTTCAAAAATATATTCATATAATCTTGTACCAAAATCTGGTAGAAAATACCTTGATCCTTTTCTTGTTAATAATAAATGAATTAAATTACTTCTAACTTCTTCTTCACCAGTATCAGAAGCGTCTAAATATTTTCCGACATAGGAATCTACGAAAGGAAAATTTATACCATAAGTTATACCATCAGCCATATCAAATAAATATAATGTTCTTGATTTTTATATAAATAAAAAAATCCCTACTTTCGTAAGGATTCTTTTAAATTTGTATTACCCCTTTCATATAAGGGTTCGTAGGGACAATGTCTACAATTATTTCCACAGCATTTGCCTCGTTTCATATGAAAAGATTCAGTCATAACAATATTTCCAGAATCATTTTTATAAAAATCTGGTTCTGGAGTTTTTTTTGTTGTCTCCTGAACATATAACTGTTGTATCCAATCTTTTGATGAGTTTACTGTCATAACTTATACAATTTCACATCCTGACGCACCACAAGCAATTTCACCACTTAGGTTGGTATTATCTTGTAATTCAATTACTTTTGTAAGATCAACATTTTTTAATGTTGTAGACAATCTTTTAAAGTCTTCTTTCGTACAATCTTCAAATGGTGCCTGTGTGTAAGTTCCCCCGTTGTAAGGCAAAACAGATAGTCCGTTATAGAATTTTCTGTTTTTCCACATCCAATCTCCTACTAAATCCCACTCGTCTTCTTTAATTGAGATTGTTGCTGATACATTGTGGGTGTTTTGTCCTGTTCTATGTCCGTTTCTAATCCACTCTTGAGATACTTTTTTTACTCTTTCAAGCATTTGGAATACTGACTCATATCGTAGGATTGATCCTTCTGGTGACATCTGTGGTATTGTAATTACCGCGGTATCGTGTGGTCTAAAAAACTCATCTTCCACAAGTTCTGGGTGATTGATTGCAAGATATGTATAAATTGCTTCATTCTTTCCAACACGGATTCTTCTTAAATAATAATCATTATGCCAAGCGTGAATACCAGATGCCGTACCTAAAACCAATGATGATGTGCCAGATGGTTTTACAGTTGTTGTACGGGCAGCTTTGTTAATACCAATTAAATTTGCAACTCTTTCGTTTTCTTCTTTAACGGCTTGAGCCGCTGCTTTCATATCATAACCTAATACAACACCTGATCCAATTCCAGTCATTCCAATGCCAATAAGCGCGTCTTTTTCTGTTGTTCTTTTCCAAACATCTCTCAAGTAATGAAAATCAGTATATCCTGCTTGTAGTGTTCCGATAAACGTAGCGCCTTTAACTCGTTTTTCAAAGTCTTCTTGTGAATCAATATCTGAAGCATTAACCTCACATAGATTACAGAATTGGTATGGACGTAAACCGATTTCACAACAAGGATTTGTTCCCCAATCTTTATCATTTGATAAATAAATCCCTGGTTCACCAGCACCTGATAATTCAATTCTTTTCCAAAGACCCATAAAGTATTCTTGTGTTACTTTATGTCTTAATAGAACAGCAGAATTGTTTGCTCTACCTCTTTGTGGGTTTGATTCCCACCAATTTCCAGATTTACAAGAAATCATTTCATCATCATCAGCTGAAAATAATGAGATAAGTGCCGCACGTCTGATTCCTCCTGCTAATACCGCATCAGCAATATGACATACGATGTCGTGAGTTTCAATTGGGGTTAATTTATCACCATCGTTTTTGTTTTCCAACACCTTTGTAATGTGGTGGATACAATCTTTTAATGGTTGAGGTCCCGGTGCTTTTCCACCAGACGTTACAAGGTTTGCTCCCTTTTGTCTAATATCTGAAAAGTCAAATATTGGTGTTGATGCTTTGTATCCGAAATAAGACTCCATTAATACTTTAATCGCATCTGCCCATCCTTCAATAGAATCTCCAATTAAGTATCTTCTTGTTCTTGTTGAGTTTGGTTTTTTAATTTCCGGTAGTTTATCAACGTGATGTTTTTGAACTGAAAATCCAACACCTGTTCCACCTAGTAACAAAAACATTGTTTCTGAAAATGCGTCAGTGTGGTCTATCGGCAAATAAGCACAATTATAAACTCTGTTTGGTGAGATTTCAATTGGTTTACCACCAAATTGTAATGATCTCATAGATGGTAAGATTTTCTTATCATATACCATTTTATAGACGTTCTCAATTTCGTCTTTAATTTGTGGGTATTTTTTTTGGTGCATTTCTTTATTTCTTGTCACCAATTCTTCCCAGGTCTCCCTTCTATTTAATTCAGGGACGAATTTAGCGTATTTCATATATACCGTAATATCGCTCAATATTTTTTGTGAAATATCCATTTTTATTAATTTAATTATTTTATTATTTTTTTTCTAACTCTCTTTGTTGTCTTTTTTCCAACAATTCCTTAACTCGTAGTCTTTGTCTTTCTTCTTTTTGCTCCTCAATTCCTAGGAATGTTGTTGTGGATTCAGTATCAATTTCAATCATCGCATTATCAAATTTACAATTTTCAAACACCACACCGTCATCTCCAATACGAGACTTGGTAATTGCAATTGTGGCTAATTTCATTTCTTTTTGTTGTAATGTCTTTGCTATTGAAATAATAACGTGTCCTACTTGCGCTTTCTTAATTGATCCACCCATCTGATCAGTTGTAACAACTTCTGACGAAATAGAAGCTCTATTTCCCTGTGTTGCTGTCCAGCCAACAAGGTTTAATTCGTGACACATAGCTTCAAACCCTCTCATTACTGATCCTTCACTTTTCCATTCATCACCTAGGTTTTTATCTGGAACAACACAATCAATGTAGTCTAAAACAACCATATCTATTTTAACACCGTCTGCAATCATTTTTCTTATTTCATTTTTAATTTGCAACATAGTTTTTGTGTCAGATGGTAGTTTCTTTAAGATTAACTCATTTGGCATCGTCTCCTTGATTTCATTTACTTTTTTCATCACCTCTTCCTTTTTTTCTGACAATTCGTCAGGGTGAATCTTTGTCCAGAGAATAAAATGTTTTCTCTGTATCACTTTTGGGTTGTCTTCAAAAAATACTTGAAGAACGTTAAATCCTAGGTTAAATGCGTGGTTTGAGATCTTTGTAAGAATGGTTGATTTACCTACACCGGTTGGTGCTAATATTACCCCAATTTCCCCTTTTGCTAATCCTCCTTTCAACAACCTATCAATACCTGGTATTCCCATTGGTATTGGGTGTCTGTAGTCTTCGTCTAGTACTTGATCTAGGTTTGAAAAAACGTCTAACATTGATGTGTCTTTTGACCCAACAAGTAATGCGTCTCTTACCAATTCTTCTAGTGTGTCATAGTTTTCAAACTCACCACCATCTATAATCTTTTGAGCTTTTTTCATTACCTTCTGTAACTCTTGTTGTTTACAGAATTTAAGGGCTTTTTCTTGTACAAAATCCACTCCGTCGATAGGTGCAGACTTGATTTTCTTAATTGTGTCAAGTACAACCTTAACGGCAGTTTCTTGTTGTAATTCGGATTTTGCGACTTGTTCTAGGGTGTCAAACGATGGTGTGTGTTCATACTTTTTATAGTATTCTTTCACCATTTGAATGATTATTTTAAAATACTTGTTTTCAAAATAATTGTTTTCAATTACGTCAATAATTGAGTGTGAAAAGTCTTTGTCTACAATGATTTGGTTAAGTAATTGTATTTGAAAATTGTTACCAAGATATTCAAAGTTTTTGTTTGTCGCCATATAATCTCCTTCTGTTAGTAATGATAAATACTACTACTTTTGAATAAATTGTGGATAAAAATAATTAAATTTTCTACCTGAAAAAATGTCAGTAAGTTCTGATAATATGTTTTTCAGTCTTGGGCGTAGGTCTACGGTATATCTGACCTTTGGGGGGTACACTTTTGCATCAAACGACCTCTGACAAATTGTCATATTTTCCACCTTAATATAAAGGTTAAAAATTTCCGTTCCATCTGTGATAGATGTGTTTAACACCTCTGGGTTTTCCATAATTTCATATTGGTTTTCCAACATATAAACTACAGATCTCATTTTTAAATCATATTGTAACCCATTACAAAATGATTTGATGTAATCATAAAATTCTTCTGATTTGTGTGCGTTTTTGTTAAATCCTTTAACATTAAAAAATCTTTGTACAACAATGTTGTCATTACACATTAATAAAAATTCTACTTTTGTTACGTCTTGTTCTCTCATTTTTACTTTTTTTGTTTGTTTCTAAAATTTGTTTTTTCTTTTCTTGATAGTTTTAAAAATGGCTTTAAAAAATTTACCCAAGCGTCATCACCTTTTGGGAGAAACTTGAAGAATCCGTCCCCCATCATCATTTTAATTAGATTTCTATGTCCTCTTCCGTCTGGATCCAACGACTCGGAGTAATATACTCTAACTAATTCTTTTCCTTCTTCAAAAATTAATGGGTTTGCAAGATCCACTAATTTTTCGTTGATTGTGAAAAACTCCTCTCCAAATATTCCCTCTTTGGTTTTTCCGCTTAGGAGATTTTGTAAAGCAACATTTCCTTTTTGTTCCGAAAGTAAACTTTCTGCCTTTGTTAAAATATCGGTATATTTTAATTCAGTATCAAGTATTTCAGGAAATAATTTAAGAAATGTTTTTTCACCCAAATAAAAAATACCGTCAATATTATCTGAACTATCACCAGTTAATATTTTGTAAGTTTTAATATTATAATGTGGTATTTCTGACGTATCCATTTTAATACCATCACCATTCTTATAATATCGTTTTTGTTGGGGTGAATATATTGTTACCTTATCAGAAATTAATTGTGTTAAATCTCTATCGGATGAAAATATTGTTTTGTCTTCATCTTCAGAAATTTGACAATAGTAAGCAATCAAGTCGTCAGCCTCCGACTGTTCAACCTCTAATTGTCTAACAAACATTTCTTCTAGGTATTGTTTTACTCTATTCTTTTGAGTAATAAAAGATTGTTCTTTAAAATCTTCTTCGTCTTTTTGCTTTCTATTAAGTTTGTATTTGGGATAGATAAGTCTTCTTTGTGAAGAACCAGTTTCACTATCCCAAAATACAACAACTTTATTATAATTACTTTCCTCTAAAAATCGTCTTAAAGTGTTTAAAAAGTGCCAAGTACCACCAACGTGTTCTCCTTTGTTAAAAAAGTCTCTAACACCGTGAAATCCAATTTTTAATAGATTATTTCCGTCAACTAATAAAGTTTTAGTCATTAGTTGTTTCGTTTATTGGGTTTGACAACACCGATTCTTTTTCTACAATGTAATCACCAAGAAATTCACTAAATATTGCTTCCATTACAGGTACACAAATTGAGTTACCGGCTAAAGATACGTGTCCCTTTGTTGATAACGATGTTGTAAGTAACAAATCTATATCTTCATCACGAACACCCATAAATCTATATCCCTCTCTAGCAGTAATTGTTCTAACTCTACCGTCTCTTGTCATAATTTGTGGTGATCCACTAGTTGTGAGACAAGGTGAACATCCTTCAATTGAGTATATTCTTCTTGCTTGGTCATAACTAATGTCGTCTCGTCTAGCGATCAATCTACAAATTGTGTGGTGTTTTGGTTGGTGTAAGGTATATGGACAATCAATAAACAAAGACTGATCTTCAGTGTCTTCAATAAATGAATCCATTGGTATTCTTGTTTTTTTGTGGTTGTTAACATTTTCCATTCTTTGTTTCACGTCATCTTTGTTGCCATTTAAAACAGAAATCATAAAAACCCTTTCTCTGTTTTGTGGACAACCAAAGTCAGCCCCATTTAAAATTTTCCAATACGATGCATAACCTAGTCCACGAAGAAAATAAATGTGTTTTTTAAAATTCTCATAGTGATTTTTAGATACAAGGTTTTTAACATTCTCCATTAACAAATACTGTGGTCTATTTACGGATAATAATCTTTCAACATCAAATAATAACCCACTTCTTGTACCTTCTTTAATTCCTCGTTGTACGCCCGATATTGATATATCCTGACAAGGAAATGAATATGTTAATAAATCACAGCTTGGAAAGTTATTTTCATTAACCTTTGTTATATCACCTAAATTTCCATTTGTTGTTGTGTGTAAAACATCATAACATTCGTTTGCTTGTTTGAAATTGTCACAGTTTGCAACATTCTCATAATCAACTCCAATATATTTCAATGCAAGTTCTTGTGTTCCATATCCGGAAAATAAAGAAACTACTTTTAATTTATTCTTACTCATACACCTTCTCTTCTTTTAAATCAAAGTCACCATCAACACCTATAATTGTTTTCCAATATTCGGCATGTTCACTTTTGTAAGTCTCAATAGATTTTTTTTCTTCTGTCGCATCTTTTCCAGGTAAAAATCCGTGTGGTGTCACAATTATTTTTCCGTCTTCAAAACCAAGTCCATTAATGTGGTTTTTCATAACCGATACTTTTGTTCTTGATGCAAATTTAACAGTTCTTTTGTCTTTAGTTGCCGTAATTTTTGTTGTTCCAGCACCTTTTTGGTTTCCAAATAAAAACACCAATGATGAGTTCAGCCAAATTGCTTCGCCACCTTTTGCTTTAATTTTTGGTTGACCGAATGGGTTATCTGGTAATTCAACCCAAGGTTGGTTTACTATAATTAAAGTGTTTTCAAATTTTGAGTCCGCTTTTCTTGATCCAGAAATTCTTTGGTTAATTCCCATACCAATCTTATCGGCTAAAACACTTGCGTTATGTTGTTTACCACCTTTTCCCTCGTATGTCATTTTACAAGGAACGGATCCAACTGAATCCCACATAATACATAAAGAATAGTCTAACTCACCTTTTTCTTGTGCATCTAATAATTCATTAATGTATTCAGTGATTTGTTCAATATAACTAAAATTATTATTAAATAAGAAGAAGCCATCCCAAGTTAGTTCACCAGTCTCTTCATCAACAACCTCATCACATTCAAATCCCATAAGTTTTGAGTGTTCAAAAGACCATTTTTGTTCTGTAATAATAAAAACTGGTAGAATTTCTTTCTTTTGTGCATCAACCGCGGTTTTTACAAGTGCTGTCGTTTTACCGGTATCTGAATGCCCTAAAAACATATTAATATGTCCCATAGCTGGACCTGGAAGTCCTACCGCATCTAAAAATGATTCACCTAAATCAAAGTATCTTTGTGGTTTGTATTTTGCGTCCGACGAGAATTTTTTCTTTATCGAACTAAAGTCTGTTTTTTTAATTGCCATATGTTTTTTTTAAAAAGATAAGAAAAAATGGGTACATTGTCTACTAATATACCCATTATTTTAAATAAAATTAGAATGGTAATTCTTCGTCAATTTCATCGTTTGCTTGTGGATCCTCAACCTTTGTTTGGGGTTTTGCTTTTACGCCACCCATAGAAATTTCTTCTTCGGTTGTATTGCTGTAGGCGTATTTACCAGCGTCAGAGTCCCAACGTGGAGTTTCTCCTCGTGCAATTGCTTCAAGATATTCTACAGGTTTTTTAGAATAAACGTCAGACCAAGTAAGTTCGTCTTCAATCCAAGATTTTGCAGTTTCAGCATCTTCGTGAACAGGTCCCGCATCTTCGTACATAACAGTTTGGATAACTGTGTAAAACGCCCCTTTCGGAGTTTTTGCTTTGGTTAATTCAAGGATAATGTCACGACCCATTGTCGCGTCTGTAATATCACCTTTAGCTCTCCAAATAGGAATAATTTTGTCAAGGATTCCTTCGTTTTTGTAATTGTGTTTAAAACGCCAAAATTTAACTCCGTCCGCCTCATTATCACGGTCAATTACTTTTACAATGTAAAATTTACGAGGTTTGTATTGTTTAGCAAGTTCCTTGTCAGAATCTCTGCCCGTAGACATAAGTTCTTCGTTAACTTCACTCAAAGGTGAACGCTCGTTGTCATTCTTGCCTGGGTCAAATAACTTTACCCATTTTCCATCCACTTGAATCTCGTGAAACCATACTTCTTTAAAAGGTGAAGAACCATCAGGTGTTGGTAAGATTCTTAATCTTTTTTGACCTTGTTTCTCGTTATCCTTAAGGATTGCCGCGAAATACTTTTTCATTCTATCTTCTTGAGATATTTTTGAGGTGGAAGTATAACCACCTTGTTTTGATTGTTCGTACTGTGCTAGTACCGAATCTAGAGCATTGTTTGTCGCCATATATATTATTTATTAAAAGTTTACAATAGAAAATATAAGTTAAATAAAAATAGTAGTCAATAAGGTAAGTAAAAAAAGTTTTAAGGTCGCAATTTGCGACCTTAAAGATTACATTGGGTTGTTTTCGTCTTCGTCAAAGTCATTAAAAGTGTCTCTAACTTCTCTTGGTGATATTTCTTCTACCTGATCTGTTGTTAAAACGTATTCGTTCTTTCCACTTTTTTCCATATCTTCTTGTTTGTCTTCAAAAAAGTCTGATAATTTTTGATTAAATGGTCCAGAATCTAAACTTCTTAATTCCAATTTTTCAACAGGTGTTTTTGGTCTGAATTTATCAAATTTGGCTTCTAAGTCATTTATTTTATTAACAAGAGTGTCCATTTCACCAAGTTTTGATTCTAGGTTTGAAAGTTGTCCAAATAAATTATTAAAATATTCTTCTTGTTTATCTGACATAGATTTTTGTGTGTCCACAAGATCTGTAATATCAAGTTCTTCGGTTTCACCATCGTCCATACCACTTTCTTCATCACCTTTAACTTCTTCAACATCTGGGTCGTTGGCAATATCAATAGTTGTTCCTGTTGTTGCTCCGGTTGCACCCATATCACCTCCTGGGGGTGGTGGTGGTGTACCTAATCCGCCGGGTTCTGCAACTGGTGGTGGTGTTCCTAATCCTTCTGGTTCTGGTAATTCACCACCTAAATCTTCTGCTGGTGGTACTTCTAAATCAAGTGGTTCTTCGGCCGCTTGTTCAACAATATATTTATTGATACTGTTAAATCTTCTAATTTCTTCAAGTATTTTTTTATCAACTTTCATTTTAACCGTTTAATAATGTTTTTATTCCTGATTTGGTTTCAACGTGAATTTTTCTAAATTGTTTCATTGTGTTATCAACTCTTTCAATAAGTCCGTCTTTCATTCTAACAGTATAACAATCTCCAGTGTCTAGGTCACAAACTTGTTTTGTTCCATTACCCATATCTTTTTCTGACATTCTTGTATTTTTACCAAGATAATTGTCTAATATTAATTTAGTGTTACTCATACAATTTTTTATTTATAAATATCTAGTAATTTCAAATATTATAAAGATATCAATAAATTATAAGATTTGGTTATTTTGTCTTTAATTTTTTCCTTATCAGTATCAATCATTTCATCATATACTTTTGTTGATTTATTTTTTGGAAAATCAATTATGTACGCTTTAGTGACCGCATTTATTATTGCTGTTTTTATTTGTTCAGTTGTTGTTGCGGTACTATCTAAATAATTTTCAATTGCACCCAATTTGTCTTTATATTTATTTACCATAAAATCAAGAAATTTATCTAAACTAGAAAATTTAGCCATTGGTACTTTTAAATTTGTTCCTTGATCCACACAAAAATATTCAGGTTCAAAATAAGCGTTAGACCCACCCCAATTTATATTAAGTGGTATTGCCGAATAATTATTTTCAACGGTTTTAAAATTTTGAGAATTAAAACTTCCGATATATATCGTACTAAAAATAAACACTCTTAAAAGAGCCGATCTTTCTGCGTCTAATCCTTTAGTTTTAATTTTTTCTGTTAACAACTTATATACGTTTCCAAATGTCTCTGTTGTTGGTGTTGGTGTAATATTAACATATGTTTCGTATTCTCTTACCAAATTTGCCGAACAAGACTGTGTTGATATACCACCAATTCCAGATGTTGCATAACTTACAGAACTATTTTTTTCTGTAATAACATTTTCTGGTGTTTCACTTAATCTAGTGTCTTCTTCTTGAATTTTTTGTCTTAATGATGTTAAAATTTTATTACTTAAAGATTGTAAATATTTATCAAGTGCTGGTATGCTATAAAAAGGTTGCCGTTGTCCTTCAAAAGATGTGTCAAAACCAGAATCGTTAATCCTATGTGTTACTTTTGTAATCATATAAGGACCACTAAACATTGGTACATATCTTAAATTAAAGTACATCATTGGTTGTATCATAGCATTACCTAACATATCAACACTACATTTATAACTTCTATTTCTATACACATTGTATAACGAGGCACTTTGTGATGCGCCACCCCTATTTCTAGATAGGTTAGCCATTTGGTTTAACATTTCTAAAGACTCTGTTGTTGGGTCGCCGGGTTCTTGTGATACATCAAATTTTTTGAATATTTGTTGATTTTGTGGTCCCATATCAACATTAAATCCAACAACTTTATTTGACCTATCCCAGTCTTGTTTTCCGTCTTGGTCTTCAACCAAAGGGCAATCACTAGCTCTCCGTAAATCAAAGGCATCATCTCTAAATCTATAGTCAACATTTTCATTGAGTGCTAAATGTTCACTTGGTTTACTAGCATATAAACATA